GTGACGGTGACCTGACCGTCAAAAGTTGGGTCGGCAAACCCAAAGAGTGTGACCACGTCCCCACTCGTCAGATTGTGCGCTGCCGATGTCGTCACCGTTGCCACGTTGGTCGAGCGGCCTCGGGTTGCAGTCGCCCGGCTGTAATACGGCCAAGACGCCTGAATTGTCCCGTGGATTGCAAATTGCTCGATGGATCCGATGTTGTAGAACCCCGAAGCATCATCTTTTCGCAGCCACACGTTTGCCCCGATGGTGACCGTAGATGTTCGGCCAATTAACGGGACCACCGCGGCGTCGTTGTCGGATGAAAACATCGACGGCGGAGGTTGGAAGAACTGTTGGAGCGACAGCGTTTCGTTGTCCGGGTATGCGCTCCCCTCGTCTGGCGATCCAGTGGGAGCAAACGGAACCGGGGCGGATGCTCGGTCAGACTCAAACCGGATCGTTGCTCGGCCGGCGGGCGGTTGCGCGAGATCCTTGCCGATGCACCGGCAAATGATGGAGACCGAGAGCGCGTCGTGGGTCAGCAGAAATAGGTCACCCGGGCGGATGCTTGCGGCCTTTTCAGCGCGGACAACCAACGACCCTGAGAGTTTTGGCTCACCGACGATTTTCTGGTATTCAGCCGCGTGTTCGGATGCCTGGGACCGGCGAGTGATCCATGGGCGGTCAAGTTTTGCGGTCCTCGGCTCTCCGGTGACGACGTAATTGTAGCCCGAGACCACAGACACGGACCCGTCTTTGTAGGAGCGTTCGCGGTCGTTGAATTTGACTTGGGTCTGGTTGTAGGTCGTGGCCCATCCGTCGGCCGTGTAGCTCACCTCGTCGATGAGGTCGTGATAGTCGATGGTCGTGGCAGCGGTGAATGCGGGCGGCGCTGCGTTGTGCGGGAACCGTCCGGCCTCGATCTCACCGGCCGCAGAGAACCGGACCCACCCGTCGCAGTAGGTCAACAAGTCGGCCGTGAATTGTCGGAGGCTTCTGGCCTGAGTCAAAACGGGCGAGATGCCTGTTTCGTCAATGGTGGTCTGGATCGCGGTTGCGGCAGACTGCCATGTCGTCGAATCCGGGCCTCCAGGCGCGTCAACTGTTAGGGCGGCCCCAAAGACTGGGTCGGTGTAAAGGTCAGCCATCGCGGCCACCGGGTTGGCCTGTCCATCGGTCAGCGCGGCCGGGTCTCCGGTGATAATCGTCTGGTTTGGTTTGCGTCGAACGATGACCTCGACGTTGGGAGCCGACGTGCGCTCTCGGCCAAACAGAAACGCTTTGAGCAGCAGAACGCATTGCCGGCGGTAGTTCGGATGCCCATTTGCTGCAAGGATCGCCTCCCCGACTGAATCCAGAGTTTGGTTATCTGTTCCCCAATACAGATACGCTGCCCCGTAGCCGTCAATGGTCAGCGGCTGCGGGTTTGAAGCCGATGGTCCAACAGTCCGCACCAACGAATAGCGGACCCAATGGGTGCTTGTCGGCGGCTTGTTGAGGTTGCTGGTCGTGTGCGACTGGGTGGCCTTGTAGACCACGCCAAGCCATTTCCTAAGATCGCCAACCGACAGAACTTGTCCGGCGTTCCAAGCTGTCGCGGTCGGCCAAACTGTTCGGCCATCCACGATGATGGAGACCAGTTCGTCCACCGGACCGGCGCAGACCACCCCGGCAATCGTGCCGTAGTAGTCGTAAATTTTTGTTCCGCTTCCTCCACCTTTTCCCATGGTAAGTCCTATTTTTTGCCCGGTCGTTCCTGCGGAGCTTCTTTCGTGAACTGGTTGTAGATCGGCGAGATCCACCGCAGCGCAAGTTTCCGCTCACCACAAAACCAAGGGATCGAGACGGCCTCTTGGTTGGTCGAGAACTCGTCCGCCTCGGTGTTGGCGTCGTTGAGTTCCGGGTCGGGCTGGTTGCGTGTTTCGCCCTTCACGGTGTCGGCCTCCAGATGGTCGTTAGCCGCGAACGATAGGTTGCGTCCTCGGTTGTCGAGACCGTTGCCCCTAGGCCTTCGAGCGCGTGAATGAACCTGCCGTTGCGGAGTGCCGTCCCGAGGTGGTGAACGATGCGCCCGATGCGGAACCCTAGAACGTCCCCGGGCAAGATTTTGGAGTCGTGAGGCAACTGGGTGAAGCGTTCGGCCATGGAATCAAAAAACGGATCGGCCAGCGAGTTTTCCCCAAAGCGGGCATGAGAGATTGCCACGTCCGGGATGAGAATGTCGCCCCACCCAACGGCGGCGTAGAGGGCTCCCGCGAGGGTATGGCAGGAGACCCCGAGGCCCTTGGCTGATGAGTTGGCCGCAAACGGCGTCCCCACCCATGAGGCGGCTTCGACTTCGAGCGCTTCGATGCGCTCCTCGGTGAACCATGTTGGTGTCATTTTTTACCCCCACCGACATTCTGTGAGACTTTTACCAACGACGGGTTGGTGGCCGGCAAAAACGGATGACCGCCAAAATTAGCGTAGTTGGCAAATTTGTCAGTGCACGTTGCTTTTGACCCATCGCATCCCGGGTAGAGTTTTACTGCGGAGGCCGACGGCGGAAACGGGCTTGGATCCCTTGCCAACGTGATCGTCATCGCCCCGGATACTGGCGCGGTGTTGTCGATGATTGCCCGACGGCTGAGGTTCGCACCAGATTGAAACTCAACCCATCCACCGGAAAACCAGCCCGCGGTGATCGTTGGAACGGATCCGATGGTTCGGGCAAGGCTGGTCAGGTCGAACGTGAACGGGTAGCCGACTGTGCCAGGGTTGCTGAGGGTGGCAGTAAATTGCCACGCAGCGCTGGATAGCCCGCAGCCGGTCGAGAACAGCGCGTGGTTGCAGCCAATCTGCATTCTGAACCGTGGGTAGATCCGGTCGAACACCGTCCCCGCGGATACTGCCTTTGCCGTCAACTTTGAACCGCGGACCGACAGCCCGATGATGTCCCCGGTAAAAAGCACCGTGTCGTTGGATCCGTTGGACCCGGACACGTCCACCGACTTAATTGTCAGGCGGACAGGTGCCTCGGCTTGGACCGTGGCGAGTTTGACCAGCGGATCTCCGGCGACAACCTCGGACCGGATCTCGATCTCGTCGCGGTCAAGAAAAAGCGACTGCTTGACCATGCCGTGGTCCATGCGGCGGGAGGTGTAGGTGTTTCCTCCAGCGGTTAGGTCGGCCTCGTAGCTCGTCAGGCGGGTAGTCGTCGTCGTGCCCCCAATGGTCTGGGCAAGCTCGTAGATGTAGCCCCGGGTCGTTAGGAGCCCGATGGTCGTGCCAAGGGTCTCGTCCCCGGCCGGTGAATATTCCGGCGGAAGCTCGACAACGGAAACGGCCCCTTGGGCAAGCGATCCCATGATGAACTCCAACCCGAGGCGCGGCTTTTCAAACCGGGCAAGGACCAGCGTTGCAACCACGGTATCGGCCGCGGTGAATGCTCCGGGTGCACTGGCTAGGTTGACCGTGGGGTCGCTGATGGTCGTTGTCCGGGCGTAGTTTACGATCCCTGTCCCCTGCACAAACGCGAGGTAGTCACCGGGCAGAATTCCAACGGCAGACTGCACCGTCAGCACAGTGGACCCGGCTCCGATATCTGCGGTCATAACTGCCGAAGAATGCCACGTCGGAGTCCAGAACGCCTTGCCGGCACCGTGATCGCTAAAGAATCGAATGAGCTTCCAACACTCGGCCGAAGACTGAGTGATCGTGCGGAACTGGGCTTCACGCACGTTGGTCTGCGGGTAAATTGTCTCGAATGGTGCCCGGCCAAAGCCGAGTTGCTCCCGGATGATGCGAACAGAAAACGACTCGGGAACCTCCCGCCAGTCCAATGCGGTCGGCCACAAGCGAAGGTTTAAGGCGTAGCCAGCAAGGTTGGGTCCGGGCTGGAAGGTTTGGCTCCCCGGGATCAACGCGTAGGTCGTCGATCCGGTCTCGGTGAAATTGACGTCAAACTGGGCAACGGTGGCGTTGATCCAGACCATTTCACGGTCCTCTAGGCGTCCCCAGAAGGCCGGAGCAACAAGGTCGTCAGCCAGCACCCATCCGGGCTCCACCGTGGTATAAAGTTCCCACGTTGACCAGTCGGCCTTATACGCAACTTTGAGCCCCGTCGCTGCAATGTTGGCCCGGTTGGCCCATGTCTCAGCCAGCGGCCAGAACGGGACAATGATTGGCTGCGTTTGGTAGGCCCGTAGCGCGGTCTTAAACGTGAAGGCGTCTGTACCTTGGATCGTCAGCCGGAACTTGAGCTTGGCCCGTAGAGTCGCAGCATGGGGCCTTCGAGATTCGCGACCTGTTAGGCCTTCTTCGAACTGCGTCACCAGATCAAACGTCACCCCGACCGGCGATCCCCAGTCCGGGGCATCGTTCAGGAGGTAGACCGATTGACTGGCAAAGGTTGTCGAGATCATGCGCGAGAAAATTCGTGGGAGTGTTGGCGCATAATGTCCACCAGCACCGTGCGACCTTCATTCGACCGAGCCCAATCGTTGAGCCGGGCAGGGTTGTCGAAGACCCCCATGTTCAGCGTGATTGGACCCGGGGCGGCGGCGGATGTAAATGCACCGGCATCAGATACGCCACCGGAGGCCATCGCGTTGAGGCTGGACAGTCCGATGCGATCAACAGCGTCGGCCGGGACTACATACTCGCCCCTGTGGACGATGCCGGCCACGTCGTTCGGGTTGCCGTCGCCCGTGTAGCCGCCTTCCTTAAATCCTCCGATCATTGCCAAGATTCCAGCAATCGCAGCAATGCCGATGACAGCGGCCACACCGTAAGACCCAATCGAGGCCAGTGTCGCGTTGGCAGCAAGCGCCGGAGTCTTTGCCAATTCCGTGGCGTTTGCTTCGACCACGTCCTTGCCTCGTAGCATCGTTTGAAACCCGGACCAAGCCGTTGAAACGCCCTTCATGATAACGTGGGACATGATCCAACCGGCCACCATGTCAGCAAACGATTTGACGATTGAGTTGACGATGGAAAGCCCGATGTTTTGCAGGGCTTGTCCCCATGTCATCGTCCCCATAATCAACCCTTGAATGCCGGTCGAGATGGATGCAGTCGCAGCGTTAAACACGTCGGCAAAAGTCGCGGCCATTTGCTGCGCCACGGTCCCAAACTGGTTTTGCAGATTGATGAGCGTGGCTTGGAAATTTTCCCCCATCGACTGAGGATCCGGCCCCATTCCAGTCATTTGGTTTCGGACTCCTCCTGCTGTGCCTTGGAGGCCGACCACTCGTTGCTCGATCTGCACCCGCTCGGTTTCGGTGGCTGTCGCCTTTAACTTTTCGAGTGCGGTAATCTGTTTGGCAATGAGATCAAGCTCGTTTTGGAAAAGTCGCTTTTTCTCCTGATACTTCACCAAGTTGGTCGTCAGCCAGCTTGATTCAATCGCCCCGCGTGACTGATTGATTTGCCCCAACTGACGGCTGAATTCCAACTCAAGTTTTTGAAGTTCCAGCTTTACGTTGATCAGGGC